AGTCGTGGAATGCTGCACCAGCTGCTGAACTACGACGGCAGCCGCAAGAAGCGCGTCCGAGGCCAAGACGGAACGGTTCACCACTTCGACCGCGCACGAACAGCCGTTATGGCGGCCGACATCCTGTCGAGAAGACACTTCACACAAGCCGCAGCGGAAGTAAAATCGGATTACATGCCAGGACAAGTTACAATTAAGCAGCTTGACATTATTAAGTCTCATAAGAGACGTGAAGCACGATCACCGTTTAGACCAGCCTCAAACATTTGGAAGTAAAAAATGGACTACAGCAAGAAGAAAGCCGAGATGGCGAAAGCCGCAAAGAACAGCGACAACGAAACTAAGGCGGCCGTCCAGAGCATGACTGACGAAGAGAAGAAGAAGGCACTGGACGAGAAAAAGGGTGAGATCTCTAAAGAAGAGATGGATAAGAAGGCCGATAGACTCGCCAAGATTATGCAGGGCAAGAAGGATAAATAGATATGCCGTCCAAGCTGTCAAAACTGATCGACCGTCATCTGAACTATTACAAGCGTTCAGAGAAGAAAGACTTCGATAAAGCACGTCGGTTCTACCGAGGTAACTTCTTTACCTCCAGTGATTCCGATATCTCCGGCATGAGTTCGCACTCATACCTGTGCTCGAAGAACATCATCTACGCAATCGCCGATACGGCCGTCAGTGCCTTGCTTGGACCCAACCCATCTGTGGGCGCAATCGCACGTACTCCTCGATCTCAAGATGCGGCACCGTCCGTCACAGGGCTCGTCGAGTATGTCTTCGATGCAAATAAGTTTCGCCGTAAAGCAGCTACGACACTGATCGACGCTGTTTTGTGTAAGCGCGGAATCTTTAAGACTGGATGGGACGCGAAGAAGGACATTCCAATTGTCCGCGCAATCAACCCATCCAGCATCTTCTTTGACCTTACTGTGCGTGACGCAGACGATATCCGATATTGGATCGAAGCTACCGTGATCTCATATGATGAGTTCAAGGCCCGTGTTAAGTCTGGTCAGTATAAAGCGGAACTCGTCAAGGAAGTAACGCCTGACCGGTACCCTAAGTGGCTCATGGACGAGAACCAGAAGAGCACCACGGACACTGTTCGCGACGCCTTCCAATGGGTAACAATCTATGAGTACTACGATCGCGAACGCGGCCTAATGCAGCACTACATTAAGCAAGCTGATGCCGTCGTATTCGAAGACAAGATCGACTACATCCCGTACAGCATGTTCTCACTCAACCAGTCAGGCATCGACTGCCTGGGTCTGAGCGAGGTTCAGCTTGTCCTAAAGCAGCAAGAAACAATCAATGACCTGCTCACACACATGAAGCAGATCACGTATCTTCAGATACCCCGCGTCATGTATGACTCCGGTCGCGTAACTGAAGAAGACTTGAACAAAGCCGTAGACTCGTCGGCAGGCTCTTTTGTCGGAATCAACCCGTCTAACAGTGAAGCTCTTCGTAGCCTGGCAACTCTGTTCTATGAGATGCCAATTCCTGATAGCCCCACAGGTGTAAAGGAGTTCATCGCGCGGCAAGAAGATGACGCAGCCTTTATCTCTGCTCTGGCAGAAGCTGCTCGCGGCCAAGTCGCAGGCGCCCGAACAGCAACTGAGATGGCTATTATTGACGCTCAGCTTCGAACACGGCTGGCGACTCGCGAGGGACATCTAAACGATGCCATCGAAGACGTAGCCCGCAAGGTGTTCTACCTCTGCAAGAAATACATGAAGACAAACAGACTCATCCGTGTGTCCGGGTCAACCAAGTGGGCTGAGCTTAGTCACAAGGACCTGGTCGACGTTGAGGTCGACTTCGAGATGGTTAGCTACAACCCGATCAGACGTAACCCAGGCATGATGGCCGAGACCCTGATTCAGATGTTGCCCTTCTTGTCTCAGAACGAAAACGTCAACATACGCAGGCTTACGGAAGAGATTCTCACTAACCTGGGACTCCCAAGCAGAATCTTGATTCCGGAAGAAGATATCATAGCCGCACAAGAACAGGCCGCAGCACAACAGCAAGCAATGATACAGGCGGAGCAGACCGCTAAGCTCGGCGGTGCTGCCGCCGGTAGACCTGCGATGGAAGCACAGCAAGCCGCACAGGTTCAGCAGCTAATGCAAACACTACCACCAGAAGATGCGCTCGCGTTAGCCGAGGAACTCGGAGCACCCGTACCCTCAGGAGAGGTCGCGACTGAAGACGTCCTCCCAGGCGGGGGCGGCGCACCCATACGTGGCGAGGCATAGGAGTCTACCGTGGCACTGTCGAAAAGAGATAAGCTGAGAAAGGCTACGATACTAAAGAAGCATCGGTTGAGCGGGGTAAATAAAGCCAAGCGCACACCAGACCACCCAAAGAAAAGCCACATCGTATTGGCCCAAGAGGGTAGTCAGTTAAAGTTGATTCGCTTCGGGGAGCAGGGCGCGAGCACCGCCGGTAAGCCTAAGTCAGGTGAGTCGGATCGGATGAAGAAGAAACGTAAGAGCTTCAAGTCTCGTCACCAGAAGAACATTGCTAAGGGTAAAATGAGCGCAGCCTACTGGGCTGATAAGGCGAAATGGTAATGGCTGAATACGACGACATGATGGGCGCTATGAAGCGTGACGCGGAGAAGTCTGAGTCATGCCCAACGGCAACACAAGACGTAGAAATAAACTTAGAGAACCGCCAGAACGCGCTGGATACCAAAGAGTATGGACCAGCTAATCCAGGACTGGACGCTGAAGGCGGCAATCAAGAGTTCTGGCAACGTTACGCAGATCGCTTTAACGACACGATCGAAAACGTAATGACCATGCGATGCGGAAACTGCAGCTTCTTCGATACATCAGAAGAAATGCAAGAATGTATCGCTACCGGTATCGGAGATGAGGGTGACCCCGAGTCTGCTGTGGATGCAGGAGAACTTGGATACTGCTCGGCACTCGACTTTAAGTGTGCCTCACAACGCGTCTGCATTATCTGGGCCGGAACTAAAGATGGCTAAAAAAGCTAAAAGCCGAGTCAATGAGGCAGGTAACTACACCCAGCCCGAGAAGCGCAAGCGCCTATTCAATGCAATTAAAGCCAGCGGTAAGGGAGGTAAGCCAGGACAATGGTCGGCACGCAAGGCTCAGATGCTGGCTAAGAAGTACAAGGCAGCCGGTGGGGGCTACAAGTAATGGGAAATAAAGCTAAATCCCAAAAGTCTCTAGACCAATGGACAAAGCAGAAGTGGACTACCGCTTCAGGTAAGAAGAGCAGTGATACCGGCGAAGTATACGCACCGAAAAAAACTATCGATGCCCTCAAGAAGTCTCGATCCGGAAAGAAAAAGTTGGCCGCAGCGAACAAGGCTAAACGCAAGGCAACCAGTCAAGGTAAGCAGTTTGCGTCTCACGGCCTCCACAAAGGCAAAAACAGATCAGGTACAGCATGAGTCTAATAATGAACAACGTAGAGTGTACGGGTTGCGACTTCTTCGAAGAAGAGGCGATCTACCGTAGAGCCGATGGACCAGACAATTGCCCCGAGTGCGGAAGCAAGCGGAAGATGTCGTTTAAGGGACTACGCTACGCTATCCATGGTCAAGGACCAGGATCATTCGCCGCAGTCGACTTCGGTGTTCTCGGTAAAGCCGAGACTAAAGAAGACTACGATCGATGTATCGCAACTATTGAGAAGCGGTTCCCCGGCAAGAGAGTCAACATCCAAGAAGAGAACGACGCTCAAAGGGCAAACCGAGTCGAGACCATCAGGCACAATAGCTGGAAAAGAAAACAAGCACGCGGATGCGATGACCAGATGCTGAAGGAACTAGCTACGTACCAGAAAGCAATGAAGGCCGAAGGGACTCCCCTAAAGCCAAAGCAACCCGCACCAGCAAAGGCGAAGTAATGCCCGACCCAACAAAGAGAAACTTGCTATCTGACATCGAACTTGTCGAGTACGCGCAGAAGCAAGCCTCGATGAACGAGCGATCTCTTAGAAAGGTCAAAGAAGACCTTCGGCGAGATGGCCTGGTCTACGAAGACCGCAACTCCGGTGAGCGTAGAACGCTGCCGAATAAGTTTGTTCGGGCTATCGGAGAGCACGCTACATTTGAGCTAATCGACCCAGACCTTGAAATGTCTGACACGAATCGAGTAAATTAGTTACACCACACTGGTACACCACCAGACTTCAGGAGTCTTCATGCCTACCGACCCGAAAACTGGCGAGCGCCTTCCTAACCCCGGAGAACCCGGAGCAGAAGCAGGGGCCCCTCAATCACCTGAGATGGCGACAAAAAGTGCCCAAGGCGAAGACCCTATCCGGGACGCGACAGAGCTAATCGCAGATATAGACAAAGAAATTGCTGAGCGGGAAGGCAAGGAAGCCCCCCAGGGCGAAGGCGAGATGAAGGCTGAGGGCGGTGCAGAAGACCTCAAGCCCCTCGAGGAAACTCTCGGCATCACGCCTGACCGCGCTAAGATGCTTTTTGATGCGGCCCAGGAGCTTGCAAAGACTCAGGGCAAGAGCCCACAAGAGCTTGCCGACATGATCGCAAAGGACTTTGAAGTCCTCATGCAGCTTGAGATGGTTGCCGCTCGCGGCAAGGATGATCAACCAGAAGAAGCACAGGCAATGCCTGAGCAACCAGCAGAAATGATGCCAGGCGCTGAGCCTGCAATGACACCACAAGGGGGAATGTAAACTCATGCTTAACGAAGATAACGAAACCGTAGATGAGGCAGTAGCGACCGATACAGACGCAGCACAAGAAAGTAGCGTCGAGGCCGTTGCCGATACTCCGGAACCGATGGAAGCATCTGATGCGACCCCCGTTGAAGTAGAAGAAGAAGTAGAAGTACCACCAGTGTTCGACTGGAACGGCGAGATGGAAGCCCTCCACGAAGCTGAGTGGGTACAAAACCTCGAGCCAGGAATGCGGCGCGCCGTGCTGGACGGAATCGAAGGTAAGTACCAGAACTGGCAGCGCGGATACACGAACAAGTATCAAGACCTCGCTAAGCAAAGACGTAGCGCCGAAGAGCTTATGAAAGAAGTTCGGGAGCAGGAAGTTAAGGTACAGCGTTGGCTACATGGCGATATCGACCCTATGGTCGCGAAGCAGAGAGAAATTGATGAACTGAAGATTGCCCACCGATCGGCACTTCAGACGCTCCGACGTGAAGCCGAAGAAGCACACGAGAAAGCTCAAAACTCTCATGGAACCGCACTCGAGACTGCCGCGAAAGAACGTGACAACGCTCTTCGTCAGTACCAAGAGGTAAACCAACAACTCGAGAAGTTCCAAGAGACACAAACCGAGCACCAGGTCGACACCCTCGAGAAATGGCTCACCTCAGAAGCATCCGATATCTATGATAACGATGATGCCTTTGATAAGTTCTGCGAGCTTGCACGAGCGAACTTCACACCAGAAGACGCGGTCAAGATGACCCGTGCGCTCTACCCACCACCAGCACCAGAACCGACCCCAGAACCAGAAGTCGTACCCGAACCAGAGCCCGTACCCGAAGGTATTAAGCTCATGAACATGGGACCCGATACAGCTTCAGGTACAGAAGGCGGAGACCCACGCTCGTTCGAAGAGATGATGGAAGCCCTGCGTAAGACTGCGATGGTCGAGAACGAACTAATCCTTCGTAGCTAAATAAAAAACCCCCGACGGCCTAAGCTATCGGGGGCTTTTCTTTGTCTACGCTGTTTAGGCGAAGATGACGTATGTGGCATCGTCGGTGGACGAGGCATGGTGAATCGTCAGTGTACCAGATGCAATGACCGCGCCGGTTGTCGCGATGTTTGCGTCCATGGACACGACGACAGGAGCACCATCAAGCTCGGAGGTAAAACCGGTGACTGACGATGATGTACCACTGCATGTCACCTTGCCCACGATGGGAGCGCCGTTGGCCACACCAGGCTCAAGAACGTAGGCGCCGGAAGTTGCGTCCTTTTTTGTGATCCGACCAACACGAACATTCGCGCTAAAATCGTTAGTAGTAGCAGTTGCCGCAGGCACAGCACCAAGAGTCACGTCACCACCAGTGCTCAGGTACACGGCGTCGCCAACTTGAGCCGCAGCGTCGGTGTCAACACCAGTAACGGTCTTCATAGGAAGTGCGAGAGGCAGGTACTCACCAGATGCACCAGCAAAGTCTGCCACGAAGAAAGGACCACGACACTTAGTAAGGTCCGTGTTGTCTGCGGGTACGCATGACAGGAAGTCACCCTGCATACCAGTAGCCACGATGATATCGTTCTCTGCAATAGCGGCACCACAGTAGACCTTTACGGCATTCGAACGACTCTTCGTTACGCCAGGGATAATTTGTTCTTGCTTAAACTTAGCCATGATTTTTCCATTCCTTTTAAGGAGTTACAAAAGCGCATAATCACGCGTGTAAATCTTACCACGAGCAGGAAAATCAGCAACTAGAAGACTAGTTCTCGTACTTGCCTTTCTTCGCCTTAGGCATCGGACGCTCACGTTTCACCGATCCCTCAGTCGCCCCAGGAGCGCCAGGAGTCCGAGAACGGCGGACACGATTCTTCTTAGCCTGCGCTATCTGCTCGTCTTGCATTAACCCCGCCATGCGGCGCATGTCTTCTTTCATCATCTCAAGCTCGTTAGGATCACCGAACCTCTGGTTGACCATCGCCTGAATCTCGGCTTCGCTGGGACCCTCTGAACCGCCGCCTGGGAGATCGTCGGGGATATCGATCTCTTCGAAGCCACGCGCAGACCTTCCGGGGAAATCGTCATATCCATAGGCGACGTACTCATCCCGCAACTGACGCAACTCTGTTTCGCTAAGATTGTAATCCTCGGCAAATCGTCCAAGCAGGTTTCTGTCTTCGGGAAGAAGAGGTCCTAAATCCTCTACAACATTGTGATGTCCCTGATCCTTCAGACCAAACTTAGGTGACGCCAGTTTAGGGTCACCGCCTGCGAGACCCATTCGCTCCGTGCGATCAAGTTGATCTCTCTTGAAGCCACCTGCACCGCCGCCTGGGGGTTTGCCGAACGATGGGTCATCCACAAAACCGAATTCCGCAAATAAACCGTCTCCGTCACCCCAACGATCAAGGTTTCCAGATCGATACCTACGGATTAGCTCTGCCTTAACCTCAGGACTCGCATCAGCGATTCTCCCAAATAATTCGTCTCTGGCACGTTCAATCGTATCTTCCGCAAATGCTTCACGGTCCATTCCAGACTCGGCTACACCTGTATCACTCAACTGAGCCAACTCAGATTCAAGGTCGTCTGCCTGAGATTTAATTTTACTTGGTAGACCACCTGCACCACCGCCTGGGGGTTTGCCGCCTCCAGATGGTAGATAATCGTCAGGATCAGCAATCTCGTAAAAAGTTTCACTTCCGCGAGTGTCACCTGCTTTTATTCGCCGCGCTACTTCAGCATAAACGTCTTCTGGGTATTTGCGCGCAAAATCCTCGACCAAATCGTCTACGTCTGAAAACAACCTACCTTCAGATTCCATCTGCCCTGCGTAACTCATACGCTCAAGTTCACTCTGCATCTCATCAGCTTGGTCTTTTACACTACGAGCAACACTACCGCCGCCTGGGGGCTTGCCGCCTGGAGGTCCTACAGGTTCACCGGCCAGCGTGGTTTTAGAGCCAGGTGGGACATATGACCCTTCATACCTAAGTTCTGCTTCCCGTTCTGCCTTTCCGACGTAATACTCATTGGCGAGGCTGTGCCTCTCCTTCGACAACGTTTCATACTCATTAGAAATCTCTATGTCGTCAAGTTGACGACCCCTCGCATCTTTACCTGTAGAGCGCAACAGATCTTCGCGTTTATCAATATCAAGGAGTTGATCATAGACGCTGCTTGATAACTCACCAAAGTTAGTATCTTCGGCCATGTCTGTTCGCAGTTCGTCTATGAACCTCGCATGACCCTCAGAAAATCTCGACATTGGTTGATTCGATCGAGACATAGCCATGTAGCCCGGCGGCTCACGATCGAATTCGTAAGCAGCATCTGGATCGACGTCGGCTCTCGGCCTTGACATGCCTTGCTGCATCGGATCTTCTACCGGACGACTCTTGGCATAATCAATTGCATGATCATCTTCGATCATCGCTATCTCACGACGGATCTGCATGTCGTCTGTGACCTCACCGGCATCGACTCGACGCTCCAGTTCGGCCACTTTTTCTGCCGCCTCAGAAGGTACATCACCTTTTCTCATCGCGGTCTTCAGCCAGCCAGCAGATACGAATGGCAGCAGCACCGAAGCACCAGAGATAGCTGCCCCAGCATAGTCACCCTTAGCGAGGTCCTGGCGAGCAAGCTCAGCGTCGGCAGCCGTAGCAAAAGGCTCGACCGTAGACATCGAGACGCCCTCAGCAGCCTGACGTCTGGCCTCTGGGTCCCCCGACATCACACGAGAGCCGAACTCCTTGGTAGCCGCCATCGTGCCTGCGGGATCCGTAGCCAGCGCCGCTCGATACTCGAAGGGTGCTTTGATGACATCACCGACACCCTCTGCGGCACCCTTAATAGCCCCACCAACGTCCTTCGTACGGTCAATGATGCCCTGCTTAAGGGCCTCAGTGTCTGCGTCGTCACGAGCTTCTTGACGCTTGCCAGCACCAGATTCACGTACGTCAATCGACCTCTTCCACTTTCGGCGCTGAGGGAGGCTCATGCCTGAGGGCATCTGAAAGCCCTTATAGTCCTGACGAGGCATGGTTACGACCGGATCGTAACCCTCTTCCTCACTACGCTCTATAGGTTCAGGTGAAGTAACGACCGGGTCATAGCCTTCGTACTCGCTTCTATCCTTTGGTCGTCTCGGCATCTTAATTCCCTACTTCTTAGCTGGTGCAGGTACACCCTGAGTGGGTGCGATTGCGTCATTCAACATGTCCAGAACCTTCATGAGACCTTCTGGAGGACCGTCATCACGAGCTACAACCTTGACGTCGTACTTGGCGCTGTTGTCACTCTTACGACTATTCTCGCTGTGGTTAGCCACAGAGCCGTGAACAGTAACGTCGCAACTAAACAGTCCGGCATTGTACTTGGCGTGCGCTGTAAGCTCAGCCTTGGTGTCTGAAGTAGTCTTACTGGAAGTAGAGGACTTCACTTCCATGGTGAAGCGGACCTCGGCTTCCTTCACAGACAAGCTTGGCGTGTTGATGATTGCGAGTAGGGGAACCTGCAGGTCAACCTTCTCAAGAGTCGTTGTTCCATCTGGAGCCTGAACTGGCTTGTTAAAGCTGAAGTCCACTGTGCGGGCATTCATCTTGCCGCCACCAGCGTCGTCCAGGCCGACGTCCTTGATAAAGTCAGCAGAAGCCTTAGCCAACAAAGTCTGAGCGCTACAGGCAGCCTTGAGAGGGCCACCAATAAGCTGGTCCATAGGAAGACCGCCAAACTGAGATGACATGTTTACAAGTTGGTCTGGCATTTTATTTCCTATGGAAGCAGTTTAATTAACTGGTCGTCGATTCTTGCATAACCTTCTGGAGGCTCGCTACCCTTAAAAACCAGCTTCAGTTTAGCAGTGTTGCTTTGTTTATGGAACCAAGAAGAACTCGCTCCAGGCCGTATCATCAACTTACCCTTAGACTTGTCCGTCTCCAGACCCGATATCTGAACTGACATCTCAACTTCGAGACGGTCAACGCTGAGGCTCTGACCCGTCGTAAGAGACTGTAACGGCACAGGAATATCCTGATCGACAAGTTTGCCTTCCTGCCAGGTTGGTACGCGCATCGTCACCATACGGGGTGTGTACACCTCTCTACCCGCGTCATCCTTGACTGGGTCCCCCTTGTTATCGACTTTGAGTTCCCAGAACTCCTGCTTCATTATCGAGTCGAGTTCGTGGCGCTCAGCAATGTCGGTAGCTGCCAGAACAGCAGACTGAATAGAATGAACAATGTCATCAAGAGAATGTTCGGACATAGATGCTCCCTACGGAAAATGAGAGGTTTACACATTAACCGGAGAACCCTTAGCCCTCATACGTCGGCTTCATCGCCTGAATACCCTTCTTGGCCTTACGTCTCGCTTGGAGGTTCTTAAACACGCCAGTGTCCTTACCGAACAACTTCTTAGCTGCCTGACCAGGTAGCGTGCCGTGCATTGCAACAGTCGGCGCCGCAGCGAG